TAAAAATAATTTCTAGATCCTCCTGATTCAGAAGTAGATTGTCCACTTGAAAAGAATCCTCCATTATTTACTTCTTTATATATACCTTCTCCTATAGATGAAAAAGGCGCTGATATTCCTTCAATGTATTGTTCATTTCCCCATATAGCAGGAGATTGATATTGTAAGTGATAATTATTCCCACTTAAATCATTTTCTGGATTTGTAGTATCATTTAATTGCCAGAAAGCTTCAATAGCTAAAGGATCTACACTAGGTAAATTTTTAAGATTTCTAACATGTCCATTACTATATAAGTGAGATATAGCTTCTGCGCTAAGCGCTTCTGAATGTACGCTCCAGTTAGATAAGGTAGCGTTTAACTTTGAAGCATCTGTACTAGCTGGACTTGCTGCATTAGCGTTGTGTTGTCCGTCTCCTAATAATGTAAATGTGTTAGATCCTCTTAAATCTGCATTAAGTAGCGTATGGTTACTAGTTCCTGAAGAAATGTTATCTACTACTATTAACTGACTTCCTGGAGACATTACCATAGATATATGATGCCAATCTCCATCATTAAAAGTTCCTGTAACAGAAGTTGATAAATTTGAATCTAAATAGGACGCTGTGATACCTGAGGAGGTTACATCTACTTTTAAACCACTTGTAGCCGTTCCGCCTGTATCACTAAAAAGAGTTCCTGTGTCAGTAGTTTTAAACCATCCTGATATTGAAAAACTATTAGAAACTGAAAATATAGAGGAAAAAGGCTGCGTATTAGGCTCACATAAATTTTGCGTTGTTTTATCTGGTGTTACATACATAGAACCGTCTGTACCCGAACTTAAAGCTATAGTATAATCTGATGAACTTGTAATTGCATCTGTGGCACCTGGGTTAACTAAGTTCTCAATAGATGTTCCAGTATCATTAGCTCCATCTTTAAATCTATAGTATCTATGAAGATTTGTGCTTCCTGTTAAGTCAGTTGGAGAAGCTCCATTGTACATAGCTATTGCGTCTGTTTGCGTTAAAACATCATTCCATACGGCAAATTCGTCAATAGCCATAGGACCTGTTCCACCGCCTCCGGCAGGAGTTTCACTTCCGTATGTACCTGTAAAACTTCCGTACCATTGCCCTAGTATTCCAAAAGCGTGATTTAATAGAGAAGAACTACTTAAAGTAGGAACTACTAAAGTTGATGTAGTTTGAGGAGTAGCTCCATTTATAATAAATTCCCAATAGTAAGAAGAAGACCCTGAAGCTACCGTATTAACTACTACGTGATTCCATCCAGAGTTCCATCCATTAGCAGGAGTAACTATTTGAGCTTGAGCATTTCCTGTAGTATTATGTATTAGAATAGATATATTTCCCCCTGAATGAAAAGCTACCCCAAAAGAAGTATATTTATTAGTAGCCGTATGAGCCCTCATTTCAAATACAGAAGCAAGATAAGTAGGATTTTTTACCCAAAAGCTTACTGAAAAAGATTCTCTATTTGTAGTAGCTGTGGTATCTACTCCTAACATAAATGAATTATTTTGATATAATCCATGACCAGCAGAGTCTCCCACAGGATTAGCTTCTATAGCATATTCGTTAAAAAATGTTCCGCTAGTATCTGTTAATTCAATAGTTTTTGTATTTTCAAAATTATCGTATCCACCATGCCTAAATAAGACAGGCTTATATGTAGTTGTCGGTGCTTCACTAGTTTTGAACCACTGACTATAATTAAATGATTTATTTACTGCAATGTGCTGATCTAATAGATCTCTAGCACCTGTGCCATCTGGAGTAACTACGTTTCCGCTAACGTCAAAGTTAAGTCCTCCTCTAGCATGTTTATTTTTCCACTCACCTGCATCGGGAGTTAGTTTTACATATTCTTCGTTTCCAATTACATCTGGTACAGCAGCTCCCGAAGTAGCGCTTACAGTACGTGTTACAGCCGGACACCAATTAACTCCATCAGGAGACATTTCCAGTTCTACATCTACAACACCTGTACAAGAAGCATCTGTCTTAACGCTGAGTACATGTCCTTCAGTATTATCTGGCATAGCTATAGGACTTGATGTAAACTCTTGACCAGCAGCTTTTGTGCCATTAGCTTTAAATCTTTTTCTATTATCTGATGACATTATATCTCCTATAATGATTATTTCTTAACTTATATAAACTCCCTAAAAACCCCCAGACCATTTTAACCAGCCTGGGGGAGAGAGCTAGGGAGGAACGCTCTCTTTTAGATTAAATGTCTAATAGACCTTTGATTACACCATGAAAACATGGGTTGATGTAGCACTCTAAGTACCCACCATAACGAGCCTCATACTCATCTTCTCCTGCTTTACGTAGGAAAACAGTTCCGTCATCATCAAACCAGCCAAAGTCAGGTCTGTGATAAATATGAATGTGGTCGTCATTCAAGAAATAAATTCTGTCGTCTTCAACAAAACGCTCAGGGAAAATACCTACAGCTCCGTCAATTGACATAAATTCTACACCAGAAAAACTGATGTCAGCTCCTGACTTAGACTTTAGACCTGCTCTAGTATTAACATTGAATTGCTTCTTACTTTCCAGAAGGTTAAGAATTTTTTCATATTGCTTGTAAGATGCAATAATTAAGTTAGGTGATTTACCACACTTTTTCTTAATTTTTAACATCATTTCATTAAGAAGGTCTGTAGTAATTTTTTTAGCGTCATTATTATCATCTAAATCAGTTTTATCAATTACTTCAGCACTCCATCTACGTCCCATAGGAACTTCAAATAATTTAGCCGGAGCATCTGGTTCAGCATGATTTACAACAGCTCCTTTTAGACCCATTGGATCGTTACCTTCAGAACCTTGCATAAAAATAGATACACCACTAGCAGCTAGTTCAGTACTTAAGTCTCCTGCTAAAACAATTTCTTCGTTTACAACATCTACTTCTAAAATTTCTACTTGATGTGTTCCAGATGGACCTGAAGAACCAATATCTACTAAATCTCTTTCTTCAAGATCAGCTTCTTTTGCACCAGCTACTGCTACTCTAGTTTGTGTAATATCTAGTGCATTGGTAGTAGGCGTACCAGAAGAATCTTCTGTTTGTCCAGCTCCAGTTGTTACAGCTATCTTACCAGATCCATCATTAAAAAGAATACGAGACATGTTTCTCATGTAAGACTCAACACCTTTTTTAACAACTTCTTTAGTAGCTTTAACAAAAGCTCCTTCAGAAGACATAGATGCCTTAATTGTCTCACGATCAACGTCTACTCTAGCGTAAACTTTTTTAGCAGTAATTTCTGCTGCAACATATTTTGCTGCGTTTGCTTTTGGTAGAGAACCCGAACCTACACCACCACTAAAAGATTGTGGAATAGTAATTTGGATTTTTCTACCTGTAAAATTATAAGATTTTTTTACTCGCCCTAAAAGTACGTTGGCTGAGTTATATACATTCTCAGAAAGCTTTTCGTACTTAATCTTAAATAGGGCATTAATGTCGGCTAATGACAATTCAAATTTACTTTCAGCCATTTTTAACTCCTTTCGTTAAATTAAGTTTATAAATCTTCCCAATCTAAGTATTCTTCTTTCTTAGGTTGAGAAGGGTTTGTACTTTGTTTCTTTTTTGGGGCTGTTTTACTAGCCTTATTAGAAACTTTTTTGGAAATGCTTTTAACATAATCTCCATACACTTCATTAACGATACCAATTAAATCGTTGTCATCAAAAGAGGGATTCTCCACAATCACTTTTTGAAGGCTTTCAACAATTTCTTGATCCTCTGCCAATGATTCACTAACTTGATTCAAAATAGAATCCGCTTTGGAGAAAGCTGAGTAGTGAATATGAAATTCAGCTACCGCTTGCGGATTTATTTCTCCTTCATAGCCAGTGTCCATTAATGTACGGTAAGATTCATTAAATTCATCTTCCGATATACCATGAGCTTCCTGAAGTTGCGTAATTTCGGCTTGGAGTTCGCTACGGAGTTGCTCCTGCTCTAATCTAGCTTGTTCAGACTCTTGTTGTTGTCGTAAATAGTTGTTTTCTGCCTGAAGCCTTTCCTGTTGAATTTGTTCTTCAGACATATTTGCTCTACGTACGACTTCAGGGATTAAAGATGTTATAAGCGATTCTTGAAATTCATAAGGTTTCATACCTGCAAAATTAGCAAAATGCTGTAACGCTCCCATCCCATCATTTTCTTTCATACTATCTCTAAAACCAGATATAACATTATATATAGTTTCTATATCTGCGTCATAGGTATTTTTAAATTCTTCAAATTCTTTTTTTCTTCCTGCTAGTTCTTGAAACTTTTTATCATAAGAAACTTTACCACTATAATTGTTTAACAGTTCTTGAAGTTCTACATCTACTTCTTCTCCATCAATTTTATGTTTGAATATAGCATTTGCTGCAAGTTCTGTTTCTTCGTCATTATATCTAGCAATGAGTTTTTTGATTTCTTCAATTTGTTCTTCTTTTTCTTCAATCGTTTCAGACGTTTTTTCTGAAGCTTTAACCTCTTCTGAATCACTTTCTCCTTCAATAGGAAATTCGTCTTCTTGTTTCGCCTTCGGCATTTCACTTTCTGCGACAGAATCTACTCCTTCGTTACTTAATTCGTCCATGTCCTCAAAAGATAGTGAAGCTGCGTCTTGAGTATTAGGTGCCTCAGAAGACATATCCTCACTTATTTCTTGATCTAAATTTGCTAGTTCCTCATTCATACTTTTCTCCCTCTTGTTTTGGTTCTAATTCTTGTCTATCTTCTCCAGGAATTTGTCCTGTTATTTCTTGTCCTTTATTAGCTTGTCCTTGTACAACTATCTGCTGTTGCTCTCTAGATAAAGGTGTAAACCCATTTGGAAAAATTGGGAATAAAGGCAGTTCAGCTAACTTTGCTTGAAATAATGGATTTACTTTTGCTTTTTCTACCATTACAAATTCATGAGTAGCGATATGCTCTAATAATTCTTCTCTGTACTCAGGCGGAGCTTCTTCTTTAAAAGACCTTTCTTGAATAGCTTTACAATGTACTTTCCAGTGTGTAATATGATCTTCAAATTCCTCAGGATCTCCTACAAAACGACCTGCTAGTATGTCTTCATTTTCAGATTCAGCAGCTCTAATAGATACAGTAATTAAACTATTCATTTTATCTGAGTGTCCTAGATCTAATAAGTCAATCCATCTCTCGTTAGATAGTAGATCAGGTTTCATTTGCATTACTTCTACAATTCTTTGTATCTTACCTGCTTTAGACTCAGGTAATCCAGATCCTAATTCTACCCTAACATCATAATTTTTGCTTAGGTTAGCAGAGTCAAAATGTCTAATACTAAATTTATTATTTTTACCTACAATACGTAACATACGTCCATCATCAGGATCGTAATAGTCACCTGCTACTGCAATTGTCATTTTTGCAAGATTTACTATCATGTCATTATGCTTAATAACAGCAGTATGATTTCTTTCTTGTTCTTGCTCATTTAAAAATTGTAAGGCTACAGCTGCTGTAACTCCTTTAGGAGGCTGTCCTCTAGACACACCTTGTATTCCATATATCTGTCCTAGCTCGTTACGTAAAGAATCTCTGAATCCGTATGCTTCTGGTGGATTTGGTCTAGTTTGTAACATTTGAGGTGCGACAGGACCTTGATATTGTACAATAGTGTTGTCGTTTCCTAAACTTTCAATCTTACAAGCGCCCCTAGGCATTACCCATTTAGAGTGTCCCATAAGATAAATATTTTTAGCTAACATTGTAGATAGATTATCATGCATTTTTTGTATAGGTGCTACCATTTCATAAGTAGATACACCATTTAATCTTTCTGGCTCATCTTGATCTGTTATTCTAATAAAAGGTAATTCTCCATGAGAGAAAGGTAAATAATCCATTTCCAGTATTAAGTCATCTGTAAATTTAACATAATACCCTTCAGGGCAGTATTTTGTTTTTTTATGGTACATTTCATATACTACAGTTTCTTCTTCTAGTAAATGATCTGTTAAACTGTCAGAGTCAAATGCTTTTATATTACTGCTATTTTTAATTTTGTCAGCTTTGTCCTCATAATCTTTTTTAAGGGTTTCTGTAGCTACTACACTAGTTCTAAAGCAATACTCTACATTTTCTATGTGTTTTTGTCTCTGTAAGTGGACTCTCCAAGGTACTTCTACTTCGTATTTTATATCTCCAATACGTACCTCATCAGCACTTTCTAGTTCTATACCCATATCCCTAGCTTTGACATATTCAGGATGTAAATCTCCTTTAGATTTATCCCATAATACAAAACAATAAGATTCGCCAAATATAAAGGCATTTCTAAGCATTTTTTGTCTTAAAAAATCTATGTTATTAATATACCATAAATGGTCTATAAGATATTTTACAGCTTTAGCTGCATTTCTATCTTCAAACTCGTCATTTGTAGGTAATATATTTACCCCTGGCTTTAACCGACATAATTGAGATATGCGAGTCTCTGTCATATCATGTAAATGATTTACTACAAACTTATTTACTTTATTTAAAAATTGTTTTTCAGATCTTCTAATATCTGTTCTATTTAAAGAAGAGTTTGTACCTTTATATACCTCTAAATGTCTTCTCATACGAGAATGTCTAGTAACTGATTGTTTTTCTAAAGTAGATACTACCTTTTTACACCAGGCATGAACTTCTTTTTCGTCTTTTTTCTTTAGAGTATGGAATGGTTTTACATTTACCTTATCGGGCGCTTCTTCATTAATTTCATCAAAAAAGTCCATCTATGCTCCTAAACCATTCTATATATTTCTTCGTTTTCGTCTTGCTGCTCTTGATTTATATCTTCAAAGACACTATCATCATCTCCAAACTTATCATTTAAAGATTGATCTACTGGCATAAATTGTACGGTATGAGTTTGTTTTTCCAAACTTT